TCACGTAAACCAAATTGTGTGGCTTCCTTTATGGCATCTTCTAATCCTAAGTTTTCAATTGCAGTTTTGATATATTCTGGGTCTTGATCAAAGAATTCACCCCAAAATGCCTTACCAATACCCTCACCTTCAGTAATAAGAACATCACCCATAGCCTCAATCCATAATGCTGCTCCTTCTTCATCACCATCTGCAAAAGCGCTGGCGTACTGATCACGTACCCTATCAGCCTCTATTCTAACCTGTTGTATTTGTTGTGGTGTTAGTCTACCAAGATCAACAACGGGACGTTCATCAACTTTTGCTAGTACTTGGCGTTGTGAAATCACTTGTTGTAGAACAGCAAGGTTCGCTAAAGCAGTGTTGTATTTTACTGTTGCATCTGAAACTTCATCTGTTCTTAGAACATGGTCTTTCAAATAATCTAATTGGTCAGCCGCTGAAATTACTTGCCTAGATGATGTATCAAGTAATTGCCTAGATGCGTCATCTAAGTCTAGATAACTATCTGTTAACTCATTAACTCCTATATCAACTCCCGCCAAAGAAAGCGCTTCTTTCAATTGAGAGAGTGCTGGGGCTACTGTTTGAACAGAAAGCTCAGATATACCAAACATATCACTTACATCTATATCACCTAATACAAACTGTCTTTGAGATTCTTTTATAAATGCCTTCACTACATCATCTGCTGTACTCTCAATTTCTGGTATACCTTCCTGAACCGATGTTCTGAATGGACCACTAATATCACCTGCTTCTATTCCCGCCTGAATCATTTCATTCCAAAGTTCTTCAAACTGTGCTCGTTGTTCATCAGTAATTAGTCTCTGAATTATATCTGCTCCAATTTGACCCCCTAATAAACCAATAAGAACGTCCTCAGATTCAAATACCTCATCAGGCGTTTGACCAATTCCACTTCCTCTTGCTGGTCCAACCCATTCTACTATACGAGCTGAAAATGAAGCAAGGTCAGCACCTAATCGTACAAGAGGGTGTAATGAGCGTGTAAGTTCTTCATTTAATGTTGCTCTAGGCTCATCCCTATCACCATCTTCAGAAGCTCTCAAGAAGTGTTCTGCTAAACGACCACCAATCTCTCTGTCTTCATCAAGTACAGCGTCAGCAAATGCACCACCGATTGTACTACCAAGAATAGCACCTATAGGACCAGCAATAAGTGCTCCTGCGATACCTCCTGCGATCTGAACACCAGCTTTTTCATACCCTTCTACCTGCTCACCGGCTGGTTTTTTTATAGTATCTGCTATAGTAAGTAATGCAGGCCCAACTGCGGCCATTAATGAAAGAGGGTCTATTCCTCCTAATTTTGCTTGTACACCACCCCGTATTGCACCAGCGGCACCACCTCTAGTATATCCGGCTGCAAATCCATACTGTCCACCTAAACGATCTTGTATTAGATTTGAACCTTGTGGTGCAACCGCTCTTGCAGCTCCTGTGAGAAGTCCTCCAGCCGGTCTTCCTAACAGTGCTTTCCCTTGCCCACTTTGAAGTGCTAACCAAGCAGCACCAAATGTTAACAACAGTGGTGTGGCTTTACCCAAGCCAGAAACTAAGCTGTCTAAAACATTCACAAAGAGTGTCAGAACTTCTACGATTCCTCTAGACGCACCTAGAAAACCACCCTCATCTCCTAAACCTTGTGCAAGATTAGTAAATGCATTTCCCAATCGAGTTATTGCAGATTGTAATGTTGCCATCTTTGTATCAAGTGCATCAGCAGCTTCTCCAGAAGCATTCATCTGCACTCCTACAAGTTGCTGTGCTCTAGACATACCCTCAAGAATTGTTTGTACTTGAGCACCACGACGATAACCTCCACCAATAGCGTTTGCAATCTCTGTAAGTTCTGCTCCCGAAATAGCACCACTTTGCAACAAGAATGAAACCTCATTTAACAAATCCCAGAAGTTACGAAGCTCTCCCGTAGCCTTTCTAGTTTCAATACCAAACTTATCCAGAACCTTTTCAGCTTGAGCTGTTTGAAAACCAGCCACAATACCACGGATAGCATTACCAGTTTCTGTTGCTGATAAACCAGTTGCTTCCGCTAGTGTGGCTGTAAGAGCGTTCAATTCTTCAAATGATAGACCAAGACCTTTTGCTGTAGCTCCTACAATAGCATAAGTTTGTGCTAGTGTATTCAATGATACATTAGATTCACGGGATACTGCTACCCATCTATCTAATAGCTCACGCCCGTCTGTAAGTTCTTGACCCGTCTGACGTAAAGCACCAACAAGTGTATCCATTGCTTCAGCTTGATTTGTGCCTGAAAGTGTTGCAAGGATCATAGATTCTTGTAATAGATTATTTGCAGCGGCTGCTCTCAACGTTGGGTCTTCAAATTCACCAGCAGCTTGGTAAGCTAATGTATAACCTTCTATTACACCTTTTACACTTGAACTTGTAAGATTGGCTACTTCTGCTGCTTCTTTGAATATTGTATTTAAATCGCCAGCACCTTTTCCTAATGCAATTTGTACATTAGCTAATTCACTTTCTATGTCAATTATTTCCTTTAGTACTTGACGGAACCCTCTCATAATTCCATATACCACACCTGTTGCTAGACCCCATTGTACAACTTTTATCAGGTTATTACTAATGGCAGATGACCAACTTCTAAATCTAGTACCAACATCTCTCATTATGTTACCGAAACGATCTATTCTTACCGTAGCTCTCGCTACAGAACCATCATTTCTATCAATAGCAAACCCAAACGTTCTAACACCAGTGGATAGTTCCTCCGTTGCAGATGTTACCCTTGCATTAGTAATTCCAAGAGCTTCCATTCTTTTACGAAGATTTTCTACACCAACATCAGTACCAATAAAACCACGATACTTTTGAAGAATTTGTCCAATGGACTTTTCATCAGAGAGTGCCCCAAGTCTGCCCTCACCAGCAGCAACACCTAATGGTCTTCCCTCTGTCATACGTTCTTGTAAACCCCTCCTTCCAGTAAGTGATTGTCTAAATCCCTCTCTACGAAGTTCTACAGCTTGTTGAAGAGCCACAATAGTTTGTTGTTCTGCGGTAGCACGTCTTTCTACTTCTATGGTTATTTTCTTTTCTTCAACAGACTGTTGGAGAAGTTTATTCTGCATTTCATCAGCAAGTCGTAGTGCGGTTGCTCTAGCACCAATTTGATCTCGTATTGCTGCTGCTGATTGACCTGCCAAGTCTTGTGGTTGAGCAGTCATGGCAGCTTTTTGCAAATAACCAGCTTGTGTTTGATATTCACTCCGGTATTCCATACCGGCTCTTAATCTTTCTTGTGGCGGTAGTCCAGAAATCATTTGCATTTGACGCTGGACAGTTCCTACCCTTTCATAATCTTTAGCTAATTGAAATAGTGCTTGTCTTACAGCATTGATTTGAGTAACACGGTTAGGAGAACCAGCAGACGCCAATGCCCCCGCCATCTCGTTGATAGCTGAAGCTACTTTTGCCATTTTAGGAGCAAATTGACCACTGGCACCACTTATGGTATTTAATATTTGTTCAAATCGTTCTAATTGATCGTCCGTAAGATTGGCCTGAGTAGCAATAGCTTGCAACTCTTTTACAAGCGCTCTCATAGATGCTTGTACACGTTGGCCCTGGTTTCCGGCAACCGCTGTTCCTCTGACTGGTGACATTTGTATATTATCCTATTTCGTCTTCTCTAATATCTAATATAACTTCTTGGCCCGGTGTTTCCTTTCTATCAAGCACTTTGTCGAACCAAATATCTAATTCTTCGGGAGTCCCATACCATAATATACTATCTGGTGGGCGCTTTTCTTTTGGTAATTCGTTGAAAGAATCAATTTGTGTTCTTTTCTTCATTACGTAACTAATTGTCCAAGGTAATTCATCTACTGGAGGTAAACCCTCATGCAACGGAAGATGGCTATTTTTGTAAACCATCCATAAACTTGCTATTCCGTTGCTTCTGGTAATTTTTTTAGTTCTGACATTCCAAGTTCTAAGTGTCTGTATTGTTCCATCAATCTATCTTTCAAATGAGATGATGCGTTGTCAAACTCTTCAAAATCAGCAAAAGCTCTTTTTTTATAATCAGGATCACCATATGTACCCGTGAAAACACACATTTCATAGTATCTTGTGGTCATTTCTTCTGTACACATTCTATCAATGACCGTTCCTTCATATAGTGCATAAAGCTCTGTAGCATCAATACCTTCAAAAGCTTTTCTTTCTCTCTTTTCTATTTTTTTAGCATTTTTTCCATATTCTTTACGATATCTTTCTTCATAAGAATCTACTTCTAATTGAAAAGCCTCTTGTTTTTCCTGTGGTGCAGTGCTCTTAGGGACTTTAGGTTCAGGAACATCCGTCATATTTACAATTTCCCGTTGCATTTCTCCAGTTCTCATGATAAGAATACTCTCTATTAATAGTTCATTTGAAACAACATCTGTGAACTCTGTAATATAGGCTTCTCTTATTTCTGATTCTGGGTCTTTTAATTCCTTTCGCAACTGTGCTGCTTTACGTAGACCAAATACTCTTGCTCTATTTAAATCAGCATCACCGATAATACGTAAGTAAAACTTACCACTATCACCGGTCATTTCATCCTTTACCTCAACTTCTGTCTTGTACCTAAAAAGTTTGGTAATATCTACGTCATTTCTTTCTACATTTTTCATTTCTCCGCTCCTATAATTAAGGAAAGGGACCACATACCAATCAATGATTGTATGTAGCCCCTTTTGTAATCCCTTTTGGCTATGTATTCAGAAAATTATGAACGTTCGCCTTCGAAAACTTGAATGTCACCATCTTCTGATTTAATATCAAATGTCTGTTGTGCGTTGGCATTCACGTTTGATGTGAACCCATCACTTGTTACGATTATCGTAGGTATATATACAGTTTTCAAAATAGTAAACGGGTCTACTTTATCAGTAGGGTCTTGCATCTTGATGTCCAAACTGATACCAGACGCTGTATACTCTGAAGCCTGAAATTCTGTGTCTGCTGGGTTCAATTCTCCAGTTGTGAACAGAGAAACAAGTTCTGTATCGGTGTCAAGCACTGTGATAGTACCTGTCACACTAGGAACTTGTAACTGATAACCAACAACATCACGGTTACCCATTTCACGTACTGTTTCAGGATTGAAAGTACCATTCAGCGTAACTGATTGTACTCTGTCAATACCATTTGCCAGTAATACTACGGGTACATCTAAACCACGGATAGCGGCTGGCATTGTGTCATCGTCTACATCGCTCCAGTTAGTTCCTGTTGGCGTTGCTTGGTAAATCGCTAGTACTTGACTTGTACGAGTGTCAAAAGTTGACAGGGTTGTACCTGTTACTTCATATTCACCCGTTGCTGGTGATGATGCAACCTCTTCGAGATACACACCATCCATAATTACTGTCAAACAATCATTTCCATTCTTCAATGCTACAGGTGTCTCATTGAGTGTGAATGAATCTGTTCCAGAAATGAACTTATCAACAACAACATCATTCTTGAACCAACGTTTCTGCGTACCAATTAGTGTATACTCTTCGGTTGATTCTCCATCAACTGAATAGTTGAATGAAAAATCACGAACAGTACATTTACGAGCATGAGCAAATTTCACATAATCTTCCACTGTGTAATCTTTGATTGCTGCGATAAGGTCTACCTCACCAATCTCAGAAATACTCACACCTGACGCAGGGTAAGAAGTGGCATCTGTACCTGTCAAAATTGAGAACAGTTTGATACCAACATCCATCGCCTGGAATGTCGCAGTTACGTTAGGAACATCTTCCACAGTTCCAGCGTGTAGTCTGTTACCTAACTCATCAATATCAGTTGATGGTCTATCTGCATTAAGTGACAAACGCTGAATTCTTGGAATTACTAACGAATCCCTTTCGCCAACTAGTTTTAATTGGACGTGCTTAGATGGTATTGCTACTCTTCTAGCCATCTAACTTCCTCCTAAATTGCGTTATATTCTGTAAAAAATCTTATAGTGTTTCTCCAGTACAACTTCTCAACCAAGTCTGGAAAAATCCTTACCGTCCTCACTTCCCAATCTATAGGACGTAATAGCCCTAATTCCGTTGGGGAAATGGATGGTGGAAAACCCTCATTATAATCATAAACGGGAATTCCATATTCCAAGTCTTCTAAAACAATAGACGTAAGCTCATCTCTTTGGGCTTTATTAGACGCAATTATTTCTATAGTCCACATTCGCTGTCGTCTACTTTTTCTATTACCCAACTCCTTTTGTCTAGGACGAATATCATGTGATTCAACCGAGACTGAAGGAATTTGTAAGTCTTCTTGTGGAAAGCCGTCGTTCACCTTAACCGTTGTATAAGTAACCAGGATATCATCCTGCAACCAATGAAATATACTTAGGTCTTGTAGTCTTTCAATAAACATTCATTTCTCCTAACGTCCTAAGCGGGTACCTATTCTACCTGTTTCTGTTATATACACTTCATAAGGTCGTCCTTGTTCCCAGAATGATGCTAAAACATCAAATGGTTGAAATGAATCTGGGTCCGATATATACAAATCAACTGCCTCATAAACGATATTTTCTGCTTCATTAGCCATTTCGTCTAACGCTAATTCAAAAACTTCATTTGCACGACCCTCTGCCTTATCAACAAAATATGTTGCACCACTTGTAGGATAAGCATATGTAGAGTCACTGTTTCCAGAGTCTAACCATATCCACCAAGGAGTTAAATCTCCCCAATATCTACGTCGTGCAGCCATTGTTCTACTATAGTAGTAATCACTAGGCCACACTTTGTTTGCCCAGAAAGCGGCTTTTTGAGCAGCTGATAATACTTTTGTACTCTCAGAATCCTCTCTCAAATCAGCTCGTACAGCTTCTACACCATCCCAAAAATCACCAGAATCCCCACCTAAATTTTCAAAACCACCCCGTAAATAGATTCTACCAGTATTACTGTCTAATACTATTGCCTCTGGAACAGCTAATTTATCTTTTAGTGCTCCCAACATCCATTGATATCTATCATACTCATTTGAACTATTTATCGCATATTCTAGTTCTTCTTCTATGATACTTACAATAACATCTAAAACCTCACCGAGAGCTATGGGGTATAATCGTTTAGTGGCTTCTTCTGACCTCATTTGAAATATACTTGCCCACTCTCTTGACTTATGTGTGAGTGATGGAATATATGTTGGTGTATACTCTCTTGTTACCATTATTTCATCGTTAAGCCTTCAACGTTACCAAATAGTGTTCTCATAATTGATCGTGTGTAATCGTTGAAAGCATCTAAGAATAGTTTCCTCACAAATTTATATTCATTGCTATCTTTGTCCATTACTTCTTCTAAATCAGCAAGTCCAATAGCGATGAATTTATCTTTCTTACGACTGATGAAGCGAACAACATCAATCATATCCAAACCTTCAATAGTAATTTCCGAATCCATCTTAACCTTCCTTTTCTACCAGTGTAACCACAATTCTGTTTACAGTGGGAACTCCTCTGAATGATAAGTCTTTTTGAATAAACTCTTTTCCATCAACCTCGTAATATTCTGCACCTTCTATGGCTGATACTGCTGCTACGGTGTACTTCACTTGTATCTGAGCATCACCGTCTACAATAAATCCGCCTACAGTCCAAACAGGAACGTCTACGTTTTTCATTCGAACGTGTGCAGTGACTGTAACACCGGATGCAGTATCTATCCAATAATCTCCACTACATGTCGTACAGAATTGATTTACCGATAAATTAGTAACAGGGTCCAAGTTACAACCTGAAGCAGGACATGGTATACCAGATACTGTTGTGTATATGGTGACATTCCTACCAATGGCATCCCTTATATCGTCTATAATATCAGTCGTGTTATCCGGCCAGTGTATTGACATTAGTACCTTTTACTTCATCGAATATTTTATCTAACTTCTTGGCGATATTTTTCCATTGATATTTGGGTTTCTTAGTAACGGCAATAGCTTTTTCACCCAAACCCTTTAACATCTCGCCGCCGGTTTTCCAATCTTGATATGCCTCTTCTAGTTTTTCAACTAAGCCATCTGTACTTGGAACCCTGCCAACAGTATGAGTGCCCTCGTAAACATGGTCAGCAATTGTAGGTATGTACATTGCTGCATCACCCCAAATTTCGGGCAGTACTGAATGGTCAGGTACAATCTGAGGTGCTCCTGTAGCTGCGTGTTCCCACGATGTCAAGCCCCAACCCTCTCCCATGCTTGTTTGTAAACCAACATCACAAGCGTTGTAGATTAGATTTAGCCTATCATCAGGAACGTGGGGTAAACTCGGATTAGAAGAACTAATTGCTAGTCTCTCATCGAAGCCATATCTCTGTGCAAGACGTACAATATCCCACCCCATATCCTTCACTCCCATGTGAAGGTACAGCTTTATATTTTTAGGTTTCCCTCTCGCAAATTCTGAGAAGGCTTTTAGTGTAATATCAATTCTCTTTCGTGGTTGATTTCTATTAGCATTAAGCACAATGAAAGAATTTAGAAATTCTGGCTTTCCCTTCAAAGGAAAGATAGCTTCTCTAGCTACTTGTCTTCCTGTTTTTAGTACCTTCTTTCCTTCTGTAACATCTGGAATCTTATAGAATAAGTTTGAACTTGCTCCATGTGGTAAAATATCAACCAGTGTTGGATTTATTGAACCAGTCTCCAAAATTACATCCTTACCCCATTTTGTATATACACAAATCTTATCTACTAATTCTGCATAATCTCTGAACCATGTAGGATCGTGTTCTTTAGCATCAACGGGAAAGTAAGTAACTACAGGAATATTTTCAATTCCAGGTAGCTCTCCCTTTGCTTGAATCATGCTTGCTAAATATTGTTGTAGAACCCAAGGGTCATTCAACAAAAAAATCACATGTGGTTGAATAAACCGTATCATACTAATAAATCTACCAAACCCCCACAAGTCTCCTCCTGTTGCTGCTGGGTATAACTTCCACCAGTTTTCATGAGGATCGCCACGATAATTTATAGCTAGATGATGAATATCATACTTTTTAGAATTCAAATTTCCAATTAAATTATGTGCCACTCTTGAAAAACCTGTAGGTGCCTCACCATCACTTACCCATAGTATTCTTACCTTACCTTCTGACATCCTAGACCTCCGTTAGTCGTGTTCAAATGGATTACCCACATATCCTGGCAAATGTCCTTTAGTTGACTCTGCAAGCCTCTTTTGAGGAGGTTTCAGGATACTAGTCAATTCCTCCCAATCTCTTGTTAACATATCGCCTTTTCTTCGACTTCCTTCAATATTGGAATATGAAATCTCAGCATCACGCCAAGCTCCCACGTTCCATGAAAAGTTTTCTAAATCTCCCGATTTGATTATAATGGCTGCCATTAAAATGATTGGTTTTATATCAGCCCTCTGTATTACTGGAGGCTGTGAGTGTAAAAACCTAATTTTAGAGTTTCGGTACACATCGTTATTATCATCAATCAAATACTTATAGTTCCACCACGTTTGTAATGTTTCTACACTCACAACCAACGATAATCTAAGCCATTCGTCTAAGTGTCTGTAACTATCGGGATCAATATCACCCAAATGAAGCCTAAGCCTTGGAATCATATATGAAAGATTTACTGTCGTTGTCATTTGTTATTCCTCGACTTCTGATATCCTTGGTACTTCATACTTCTTTAGTTGAAGTTGTGAAATTCTCTCTTCAATATGTTTAATGATCTTTTCTGATTTTTCTAATTCTCTAGCTCTATTTACAAGTCTGAATACAGGAGCTGAGTCTGTAAATTTATCTAAACGTGCCTTCAGTGCCAAGAATTTTGAATTTAATAATTTATCAATTTCCTCGTCTGAAATAATATTGGGTGATGGTGTTGCTACTGGTAATGTTGCTCGTTGAACCAAGCTTAATCGTCCAGCCGCAATATGTTTTTTATTCATACGTTCAAAAAACAATTGTGCTTTCTTTGTCCACAGTTCAATAATCTGTGTCTCAATTTCATCAGCTTTAGCTGGATTTCCTTCTAAAATAATCCCTTCCGCTTCCTCCGTGAAGGGATTAAGAGTAACAACATGAACCTTTCCCAAAATACCTTTTTTATATACTGCCAGTGGTTCGCCATCCTGCATAGCAGAAAAAACATCATAATCTGTGTTAGACATTTCTCTCTCCTTTATTTAATTATAAGGCAATAAGGGGGACGAGTTAACGTCCCCCTATAACCTAAACTTATGACAAATTATCGAGCATATAAATGCCCATTGCATTATCAATAATCATACCGAATTGCTGATAAATTTCCAGCATCCATTGTGGTGGCGTAGGATTCATATCACTCCACTGCTTCGTTTTCACGTCGCCGTAAGTAATAAATTCACCAACACCCTCACCAATTACAAGGATATAATCTTCGGGTACTAGTTTGTTGTAGTCTTCTGGGTTGTCATATGACTGTTCAACGACCTTAATCGGAACACCGTAATAACGGCCAATCCAACCGGTCTGGCGAATAGCCTGGATATCATTTGGATCATATCCAACGTTTGTACCATCAGTCCAGAATGCACCAAACTTCGTAATCGGAGTTACGGCTGCACGTGAACCAACAATAGCTTTCGCACCAGAGGTTGTCTGGTTAATCTGATTAATGGCTGTTTCGAGTGACGTAGCATCAATTGCTGTACCAACAGAAGTATAGTTACTTGGGGTATTTGAAGCGTTCCAAATTGAACCAAGGGCAGTGTATACCTTATTGATGTAATAGTCATTGAGCTTTGCGGCCATCTCGCTACGAATCTCTTGGATCGTACCAATCTCACCACTTTCAAGTTCCCACTGGTTGTAGGTAACTTTGACGTCTGCTCCGTCCAGAATGTAGTTCATACGTTCTGAAACTGTGATCTCACTAGCTAGATGCACAGCGCCAGGTACCAACGTGCGTACCTTGATGCCTTTTCGAACTTTCTTCACAAGTGAATCACCTGGTTTTAGACGGCGGGAACTCAACAGACCTGAAATAAAGTCCGTTGTTAAGTGGTTTGGTTGAACAAATTCCACAATCATTTCCGCCAAAGCATCACGCTTTAGTGGATCAGTCATCATAGATGCAACGGCTGAAGCCAATTTCTTCTCATCCATGTTTCTATCTCCTTATTTTTTATAGAGTCCTAAATGTTAGGGAGTATTCGTCTGAATCGAATCTCTCAACCACCGCTATCGTTCCGGCTGCGTTATACGCTAATTTCCCTGATTCACTTGCTCCATCATCTGCTGTATTCAGAACTTCCAGAGGTGCACCAGCTACAAGGTCTGCTGAATATACAAATGCACCGGATGGGACAGTGAAGACACCACGATCAAATGCCAACGCCTGCCAACCAGAAGGAATTGTAACTCCTTCTTTATGTCCAGGATATGTCAAATGAACGACAGCACTGAAAGGCACGTTAGCTGATTGATCCCAGCCACCGGCTCTCATTGCCCAATCAAAACTAGGAGTAGGAACAAACATCTTGATTGGACCTTCTGCATTGGAATTGTTCACGGGCCATGTTAGACAGTACTTAGCAATTGCGGCTTCAGTTGAATCGGCTGGTAGTTTTACACCAGGTAGATCAACTTTCGAACCGAAGTTGTGATCCCAAGTATGTGAGGTCATTACAACCATACGGCCTTCGACAATATCCTCTGTAACTACTACTCCCATTATGTCGGTATACTTATTAATTTCCATTTCTCAATTTCCTCCAAAGAACCCTTTGGCTTATTTCTTTGTGTCTAGTTCTCGTAGCGCTGCTACGATGTCATCGGGCTCAACATCTTTTTCTGACTTTCTCTTTAAGTCAGGTACCTTTGATGTGAGATTTATTGAAGCGTTAGCTTCATCATCGTCATCATCTTCTTTCGTCTTGAAGGAAACTAGTTCCTGAATGAAGAAATCTAATGATGCTTCTTCCATGCCAAGCAGAGTTTCCTCACGCTCTTCCATGTATTCATCAGTTACTTCAATGCCTGCTTCTGCAAACTTAGTACGAATACTAACAAGTTTCTCTTCACGCTCTTTTACAGCGTCGGCCGCGGTCTTGAACGTTTCTAGCTCATCAAACTTGGGTTTCATTTCATCAAGTTCTGCCTTAGCAGATGCAAGCGCTTCATTCGCAACCTCTAGCTCTTCAATACGGGTTGAAGCTTCAGACAATTTTATCTCAAAATCTTTCTCTTTTTCTTCAAAGGTTTTAACGATTTTGTCGTGATCTTCTCGCTTAATTGTATCCATAGCTTCCGATTCTCCTTCATCTTCTTTGGATGCTAACGCAGTAACTCCGGTCCTACCTTCATATGAGGGTAGTCCTACAATTGTCACCGCATTCATCTCTACGTTTTTTAGTTCTAAAATTCCATCATCGTTTTCAACTGAAGCAGTTACGTCAAAGTTTAGCTCCCACGAAACATCAATGTTCTTTCCGTTTTCATAGCGTTCTTTCAGAATCTCTATATCTTCAGGACGCTCCCTGTTCCATAATGCAGCTAAAGCTATTACGTGATCTCCTTCATTGGTAAGATGGGCTATAGAACCAATCGGTAAGGTTTCTTCATGTCCTTCACTAATCTCACCCATAGCCATCTTTAATGGCATATATACTGCTGTATTTATGACACTTGCAAACTCCTCTTTAGGAATTCGCATGTTATTGGCGTTGGGTTTGTCATCAGTAATGACCATTTTTAGCCAAGTAACATTCGGATTCAGAGAGATTGAGGCAACAGCTTCGCCTAATTTCTCATCCTCTAACATTAATTGTACATCATTTGCGATTATGTTGATAGTTTTCATCGTAATTTAGCCCTCTTTTTACCATTTTTGACCTTTTTTAGCTTTTCTCATTGGTACAATGCTTCACCAATGATATTATTCTGGTGGTTCTGTTGGTCGTCCAGGATCACCGGCACCTGGTACATTTGATGGTGCAACAGGGTCAAGGTCTAATTCTTCAATCAATTCTTCATTCTCAGCACGTTGTAACATTTCGGTTCTGTAATCGAAACCATATGATTTTGTATATGATGCTCTAGACAGGTTACCAGATTCATATAGAGTCTGTAGACCATCATAGAACAATTGTAAACTCATCAAGTTGATAGGCTTGAATGAAACTCTTGGGACATTACTTATCACACGATTATGACGACGCATCTCAAAAAATACTTTCTTAGCAATGGGTAGTAGTTTCTTCTGAATCTTCTCCATTGTATGAATTGGTGATAACGTAGCAATCTGTGGATCAGATGCAAACGAGCGTTCTGTCTCTCCTGTAATTAGAATTCTGGGAAATCCTAACGCAACCAATATATCCTGATTTACTGTCTCATATTTCTTATCATCCAAGAGTGTATCAACTTCTGGGAATATCCATTCAAGTCCTACAGTGTGGTTAGTGAAAAATGCAAACACTCTTTCGATTTCATCAACTGAAAGGTTCTCTCTCCACTTGAATTTTTCTTCCAACGCTGTCAAAACATCCTCTTGATCTTCTGTCAATGGATAATCATCGTTACCAACAGTTACATGTAGAATAGCACTTATAACTCTGGCAGCTACTGAATAATCCATTCTTCGAAGATTTCTTTTGTGTTTCAATGCTTCAAGAGCCGGATATAAATAAGGAATTGGATAAGCACTATCTGCTAATGCTATGGCTTTTATAACCAATGGGTTTTCCAATAAAATCTTGTACTTATTACTCTCTATAACATCTCTAACAAACTCAGGGTACATCTTTACTATTTCTCTGTATAGTTCAATATCTTTATCACCATCAGCATATGTACCGCCACTTTGTAGAAAGATAACAACTTCTTCTGGAATCTTTAAGAAATATGATTCCTTTTCAGTAATCAAAGGTCGTTTTATTTCAATGTCTTTAGAGTCACGAATCCACATGCTTGTGGGATATAGTAAACTTGTAATTCTCTTGATGTATTTATCACGCAACGCCACTTTATTTATTCTAGTTAATTTTATTTCTGGAACTAACAATCCGGTAATCAAATATTCAAAAGCAGCCTTTCGTAGAAAATCTATCAAATCTTCACTAAGAGAGTTAAAGATTGATTGTTCTGTAACCGTGATAGACCCCTCTGGTTCGATAACCAAGTCATTTATTGCAATATCCACTAACTTATTAATAACCGTTGATGCTAGTGGGTCATGTCTAAAATAAAATCTACAATCCCTAACAACTTTTTCATACGTAGCGTGGTTATCAAAAGATAGCTTGTCCACTGTCCCAATCCAAGGGTTTGATGTCATGGTTTGAGTCATTGATGGATAAATTGCAAAGGACGCTTTCGCTAGTCTTTTTACACTTTCATCCTTTACATTTTCATCCTTTACACTTTCATCATTAGCCATATTATTATCCTCTCACCCACCGTGCAGTTGCTAATTTTACTTGTGGCTTAGAAAACAGACGACCATCAATCATCATGTAATAAGTTAGTACTCCACAAAGCAGTGCCGCAGTAAAGTGGTCTTCTCCTCGTTTTCCACCTCTAGGAGTTAGAGTTCTATACACCACATCCCCTGTAGGGGTCTTGGTATATGTCATTCGCTCCATCTCGGTGATTAATTCCATATCCGTTGAAGAGTATACAATCTTATGTGAATTCGAATACTCTTGTAATAAACTAACCGAAAATGGTTTTGTCTTAGACTTTATTACCTCACCATCAGGTGTCTCACCAAGCTCTAACCAAGAACCAAACTTTACAGAATACATTCGCTTCTTGTAGTTCTTGTGAATGAAAGCATCATCATTCATCAGGTGGTGAACTAAACCTTGTTCATTACCAGCGTCAACACCTATTACCTCTGGATTGCCGAAGTGTGTATCCAAGAAATCTATTAGTTTTTCTTGTACCTGATATTCCACTTTTGTCATTTGAATACGGGCGTGGAATTTCAGTACTCCCTTCTTCTCATATAATATCACAATTGCAGTAGGTTCTGTATAACCAGTGTCAATTCCCATGATTTTTAGGTCTACTTTGTCGTCCAAAATCTTAGGTAATAACGCTAATTTATTAATCATTTCGCCATAACTGTTTTCGGTTCCATTCATCTTTACCTTGTAAACAGGGTAGGTATCTACTTCCATTAGACGTCTATCAAATACCGCAAATGTAGGTGCACCATGTCTTCCAAGAACTAAATGAATGTAATCTTCGCTGTCTGTACCGCCATATTGTTTCAAATTTCTATGTTCGTCAGTCTCAGTATAGCGAGGATTTTCATGTGCTGATGTTCTATGATGATTAAACTTATCATCAACTTCATCAGCGTAATATAAAACGTTGTTTTCTCGTAATCCTGTTGGAACACCTGAAACAAACAACTTGTGCCCATCCTGCCAAGAGTTTAGTACGGGTTGTAACTCCATCCAAGTTCCCCAAGGATAGTAACCTGCCTCATCCAGAATAATTACTGGTGTATGTAGACCGATAACATTTGCACCAGTACCGCTTTGTCCTGCAATTCGGCATAGTAGTTGAGCGCCATTCATCAACTTAATAGTATGGTTTGATGAATTAATTCCAGCCCTGGGTTGAATATAATGTTGTAATAAAGGATTATTTCTCAACACTTTGATAAGACTGAAGAATACAGGCTCAAGGTGTACCTTACTTGGTACTGTGTAAACTATATATTCATTACCATATAATTCATTTAGCAAAATCCATAAGATGTAGTCTGTAAGTGTTACAGTCTTACCAACAGCACGACCACAACACAGTGAAACATAGTTTCCAAAGTCAGCTAAATATTCAATTTGATACGAAGAATATTCCCAAGTTTCTTCTTTCCAGTCTGGGATATCCATCTGTCTGTAGAACTCCCCACACATTACTGGATGGCGTATCAATTCATACAGTATCAAATCTTCCCGTGTTACTTTTTCTGTGAGCGCCATTAACTACCTTTTCTTTTCCAAAATCTAGCTATGTCTTGTTCTTGTGACCTGTCTTTTAGAAATAATACAGGTTGTAAAACAAGTTCCGGTGCTAGGGTATATTCCTTACCGTCGAATGGTATTTCATATATCTCATGTGAAAAATCCCCGCCCCACTTGTTTATATAGAAGTTTCTATTCAGATTAAAGAACATGTGGTTCGAACCACCTGAACCTTGATGAATAGTTCTACTCCAGAAGTGAAAGTATATTGCATTATTGACAGTACAAGATTTCACATCAGAGAGAAGTCCACGTCTAACATAGTCATTATCTTCATAGTATGCAGGATAAAAGTTCACATCAATATACCCTATTTTGTCAAACACACTTCTTTTGAATAATGCTAAATTATGGACATCACTCATCGGAGTACCATTAATTTCAATCTCCTTTTTGTAACCAGACTCAACTTCCCAAGGACGTGTATCAAATCTTTCAAATTTAAAATTTCCCCCTTCAAAATACTGTTGTGTCTCAGGCCATACCTTTACTAAAGTCTTAACATCTAGTTGTCTAGCACAAATCCAATCGTAATCCGTAGTCTCAGCTACCTCGATTAAAGAATCTATGGCGTATGGATATGGTATAACATCATTTCCAATTATTATCAAGTTATCATAATCATTTTCTTTCCACGCATAGTCATACATATCATTTACAGAGTATGGAAATCCATAATTATAATCATGTACCACATGTGGTATCCCTTCCTCTTCTAACCACTCTTTTGTTTCTATATCTTCTGGTTTACCTACTACAGCAAATAAATCATAAGAATTTTTTGTGGTTTCTCTTATACCCCTTACCGTTAATTTGGTAAATTCGAAATTACCAAATGTAACTATTCCTATTAGTGTACTCATTGTCCTCTCCTTATAGCTTGAGCCATAGCATTATATACCTCAATTTCATCCGTTGCTCCTGACCACCGCTTTCTCATATTAGTTGGTAGTTTATATATAAAATGTGATGCTATCTTTTTATATGTAAATGATAGTGTAATTTTATTATTATCATCCCAATTCTCTCTTACTTGTGCAAACACGTGTGGTCCAGAATTTCTTCCTATGTGTGTATCACAGAACAAACTCAAATAAGAAATTTCATTCAGATCAAACCCAGCCTGTATCAGATCACTTGTATAGACTACATTGTCCATTTTTATATAAGCGGGGCTTGTTACCAAAAATGTAATATCTAGAAATGTTTCTGCTACCATTCTTATTGGTTCAGTGAAATCAAAATTCTCTGCCTGACACGACTGTACTGGACCATTTGAAATAAGAACTTTTCTATTAGTGTTCTTGTTCAAAAATTCATCTATTTTATCTATTTCATAATAAGAATAATCTATACTAGGGACATACTCTATCATTTCTTTCTTTAATGGTTCAAGACCTAAAATACTAAGTATCTCATTGTGCATGTAATATAGACTTTCAACTACACATCCTATTCCTGGAAGTACATATCTTCCGTCTCTTCCTATCCAAGTGTTGATATAGATTTCATTATCTGTTACTAGGACTGCCTTCATTGCATTCATAGTGTCAGTAACATCCATAAACTGGAGTTCTGTCATGTCAGCAAGAATCTTTGGGTCCTTCCCATGTGCATAGTAATAATTATCTGCCGGTATCTTCTCCATGTATTCTTTCACGAATTCTCTGGATTCAAAGATATCTCCATTCCCAAAGTGATTGTAAAATATAACCTTTTTATCCATACGTCTTACCTGTCGGAGAAATATTTTCCTCTCCCAATCTTGTATCTATAGCTCTGATTAAAGAGTTTCTTCTTGCATTCATGAGTTGTGCTTGCTTTGCTGCTTTAGCCAACTCTTTCTCATCTTCTGAACTCATTACTACTTCTTGTGCAAACCAACATTTCAGACTTGTAGTAATCAACTCATCAACGAGAACTCCTATACTTTTTTTGTCAATTTCCATCTTTGCTATCCTTTTCCTTTACAAAATGCTTCATAAAAACAAATGTTGCAAAGCTGTATGTATGTCCTTGATACAGAAAATTTGGTGGTTCTTCTAAGTGAGGTTCATCAAATAAAGAACAATCATTTTTTTCTAATATCTTTGGTAATCGCTCTGTCAAATCCTTCTTAGTATAAAATCGTACATCTGTGGCAGGTAGGGGGTCGCCAGTTTTGTAATCATCTTTGAAATCACAAGTTAGTATAGCGATTCCTCCATCCTCCAAAAGATTGCATATATCATCTATAAATTCTTCGTCGTCTTTAACATGTTCTATCACAGAAACTGAAAAGATAACATCGAACTTCTGATCTGTTGACTTACGAAATGTTGTCAAATCCATATTTATGGCGGGGTCTATATTTACTACGTCGTAACCCGTTTGTTCCAAAGATTCTGATACAGTATCCTCGAAAGACCCTACACATAACATACTCAGACCATCAAAAAAAGCCAGTAATTTTATTATATAATCTAATGCAAAAGCTTGTTGAACATTAGCCTGTGGAATTTTTCTGCTCATGGTTTCAGGACATAGCTCAAACATTTTCTCTATGAGTGGTTCAAGATTCTTCCTATCTACATCAGTTAATATTCGATTCAATGACATTATCCAACTCCTCTACAAACCTACCCACGTTCCACATCTCGTAAAATTTTTCTAAAGGTTTAGTACCTCTATTCAAAATATCAATCAACGAATTATTTTCACTAATTATGATCTCATCATTTGCAAAATGTCTGAACATCATATCATTCGTAATAGCTATTGGTCTTTGTACAGATAGAGCATAGTCTATAACGCTTGAGAGACCCTCATTTGATGCAGAATAAAGAAAAGCATTCAAATCATTTTTAGCTAAGAAATCTAGAACACCTTCATTTGATAGGAGATCATGTGTCAAATTTAGTTGTATATCTGGATCGGTATTGAGTTCCCTACACATGTTAGCAATCTTTCTCGCCTCCATACCTTGTGCATCTCCAAACGTAGCCGTTGGCATATGAATATTCAGTACAGCCTTGTCAAAAGTATTAGTTACCATAGTAACCAAGTCCGGAAAACCTTTATGCCAACCACCAAGTCCAAAACTTCCTATGTGTGGTATTTCATTCTTTTCATAGGTATTTTCATATTCAAACAGAGGACGTGGTAATACAAATGACTTCTCCAAATAAATCCGCCTAGCCTCTGGGTCTTTCTCCCCCGCTCCTGTGAATAGATAGCCATCATAATGCTTCCTTACAAAACCATCATGAAAGATAAAAAACTGCTTGAATTCGATCTGCTTAGCTACCCATTCTTCTGATAACCATGTCATTGTTACAGGATACCAGTTATAGATAATTAACTTTGGCTTCAATTCATCTATAGTAGCTTTAAGCTGTTGTAAGGAATCTATTTCCCTGTAAATATACTCAAACTTTTTTGATCTTTCTGCTAGAGTATGGAAACGCTTACCAAATTGCCAAACGCCACAAGACTGTTCTGAATGATTTACTACTAAAACCCTCATAGTAATTTCTTTCCATCCTTTGTTATAACCGCTGGTTCTGGACATGGAACTATGAAACCTCCACCAGCATCTAAGTAATCTTGATTCCTTTCCACAAAATCATTAATGAAGTGCCACGGTAAAACTAGAAAATAATCTGGACGTACTACTAAAGCCTCAGTTTCAGGAATAATTGGTATACCTGTACCAACTGTCTTCAATCCATATTTGTCCTTGTTTACCTCTGCAATCGCAATAATTTCATTAGCCGTCAGACCAAAGTATTGTAGTAATGTGTTACCCTTTGTTGATGCTCCCATACCATATATAATTTTTCCATTATCAACTTCATCATGGATAAAGTTCATCACGGACTCTTTTATCTTCTCTACCCGCTCAGTAAAGGCTATCCACGGATTATCGAATGATGACATGTACTCACGCTCTCGTCTAAATGCATCAAGAACTCTATTTGATGTCAGTCTAACTCCGGCATGTCCTACGTACACTCTTATACTTCTACCGTTAACACTGTTATATGTCACATCGAAGATATGTAAATCATGCATCTTCATCAACTCACCGAGAACTTCAAGGGAGTAGTATTCTAAATGTTCATGTACAATATTATCGAAGGCATTTATTTTCATCATAGACAATAGATCAGTTAACTGTATTACCCAAATTCCATTCTTAGCTAAAATCTTTTTGACATCTTTTACAAATGTATTAGGGTCTTCCAAATCATAGAACATTGCTATACTTGTTACTATCTTTGCCTTCTCTTTCAGTGGGTAGTTATCTGCTGTGAAATAATCATTGATAAAATGTGTACAACGAGTGCTCGCTATACCTTTTAGATTATTTGCAGGATCAAAACCAACTGTTACTGCATACTTTGGAAACATGGCTAACATGGTTCCGTCATTAGCTCCGATGTCCACAACTATATCACCTGCGAATAGTTTCGTCTTATATTGTACTTGTGTAACAACATCTTTCAACGATTTCACCATAGCTGGGTTAAGTTCTGATCTATACCAGTAGTTTCTATAAAGTATATCTCTATCCATAGTATGTTTTAGTTGTACCAAGTTTGATACAGACCCTTTACAAAGCACAAGTGGTACTGTCACTCTGGAATTATTTTCATCCACAAAATTTGATGGATAAAGACTACCAAAATCCAGAACTGTTTCTAACTTACTCCCATCTATCCTGCAACCATCCCTTTCAATGTAGTTCACTATACAACTCCTTCTCTGTCCAATTATAAAGTTTTTCCATTCCGTCTTCAAAAGTAACTTTAGGTTGCCAACTCAAAATTGCTTTCGTAGCTTTTGTTGATGGAATTATAACACCTTCATCTTTATTTTCTAATGTGTATCTAACCTTATGTCCTTTACCATGTATCTTTCCAAGGGTACGTAACATTCTTCCAAAAGTTATCTCTTCATCACCAGCAAAGTCAAGTGTTGCTGGTATATTAAATTCCATTTGAGAAATCAATCCCTCTATAGCATCTGTTACGTAAAGAAAATATCTAACTTGTGATGGATTTCCTTCTACAGTAATAGCTCCATTTGACTCTATAAATTTTCTACAAAAGGCAGTAGTAACTTTCTCTCCTGGAGAATTTAGTTTCTCTCCTGGTCCATACACACTGAATAGTCTAGCTATGCTAACATCTAATCCTGAAGCAGAATATAATTGTTCGTTATATAATTTCTCTATACCGTACCTGCTTTTCCTGTCATATACATACAATGAACTTGGAAATAAAAGCCTTCCTTTATAATTTAGTGTCCTAAGTGCTTTTATAATGGTTAAATTTATTACTGTTGAATCTCCATACGAATAATCTTTTGATAATAAATATTTCATATTTCCAGAATCGGCAGCCATCTGATAGATTTCATCACATTCTAAATGTCTGAAGAGACGTAAACAATGGTCTAAATCTCTCAAGTCTACTAGATTTTTGTCTATACCATACACTTTGTTATCTGGGTTTTTCCATAAGTACTCAACTAAATGTCTTCCCAGATATCCTCTCGAACCTAATACTAAAATCCTTTTCATCATTACTCCTTATTCAAACAGGGCATGAACTCTTTGTGTTGCTGTTTCTCCAAAGAAGCGTGTGCCGTCATTAAAAACGACGTACGCTTGAAACTTCCAGTCTCCAGATTCATCAAGATCAGTTATCTGTGCTTGATATTCTAGATATCTACCCAAGTTGGTGTTAGGATCACTGGCAACTGTAGCTGTCCAATCCCCTGTATCTTCACTTGTTGGTTTTCTATAATTTATTTGAGCACCCGAAATTGTTGTGATATCTGTCACACAATCTACTCGTATGAGTGGGGTATCTCCTATATAAACTTTATATTCTATCACGCTCATTATACTTCTTCCAGTTCTAACTCAGACGTTAGATTCAAAGTGAGTGTCAAATCGCTAAATAAATCGAGTATCTTCTGATATATAGTTGACATCAGATATAATTCGAAATTAAGCTTTGACTCAAGGTCCAGCTGTGTATTTATAGGTGATGTGATATCAAGATTCATTCGTTAATCCTTGATTCAATATTAACAACTGTATTAATTCTAGATAGAAGATTCCATACTTCTCGTAAGCCTTCTATAACGATGGGAGGTATTACACCGGCTATTCGTCTATATAATCTACCAAAAGAACCTATAGACATTCCAGATGCTTTACCTGCTCTACCGTGTGAAGCTATACTCATTCCACTCATTAGTTTTCTACCATTTGATATGCTGTCAACTCACTGTTATCATTGTAAGTAGCTGTCAGCGTCCATGATTTAATCGGTGTTACCAAGGTATCATCTGTATACGAAGTAATGGTTGCACCAGTCAAGTTGTTGTAAGCATCATGGGACAAACTTGACCATTTGGTATTCTCTCCAGACAGACCTAATGTAGCCAATAAGAATGCACCAAAGGTTCCGGCTACTTGGTGATCTGCATATGCTTCATTCCAAACTGCATTTGCTACAGATTCATTTGATATTAGAGCGGTGGCATCCACAGTAGCGGAGCTATCATCTGTTAATTCTCCAACACCCTTAATATAAATATCTCCATTAGTTACTGTTGAATCAAGCCAAACGTGGCCCGCATTCAGAGCTATCTGAACTTGCTCGGTTCCCGTCTTGTTGATTATCTTGATTCTTCCATTGTAATTTTGAAGGGCCAAAGCCTGCCCGCTTCCACCGCAATCTATAGTTGGCCATGCGTCGTCGGGGTCTCCGCACCAGCAGTCCAGAAAATGAGCGGGGTTTGTTCCGCCTAGTATTATAGTGCCTGGTTCTAATATACATTCAACTATTATCCCATAAACATACTCTAGGTCACTTAATACACAGTTTTGAATTAAACTGTTTCCATCAAGCACTCCTAGTATAGTTGCGTCTTTAAATTCACATCCAGTTACATTAGCTCCATCGGATATTGTTAAAACACTCTTTGTTTGTGATTCTCCGATGAACACCATATTTTCATAATCACCAGATGCATCAACAGTAATATCACCAATGATGTAAAGAAGAGTAAAACCCCTTTCAGTGGCGATAGTCATAGCGTCTGCTAAATTATTCACCGGTTCCTGTGGTGTTCCAACAGGAAAATCTGTACCAGTATATATACTGGTAACATCAACAGTAACTCCACCACTAAATGAGCTATACTGAAGCGTACTCAACTCTTGCAAGGTAGCAGATGAGGACGCAGTAATAACCACTGTTACGTAAGTGGCTGGTTCGATTGGGTTGATATATGAAGACGTACCTGTATCATATGTTACCAAGTTTCCACCGGTAGCATTACAGATAATATAATCGGGCCCAGCCCGATCTTCAAATTTCAGTTTCCAGTCAATCAAAGTCACTGTTATTCCTACAAGAGTCCCACCACCTAAAGCTTCCTTACCTGACGCATTTGCAATTTTAGGGATGTCCATACCTTCAACATTATCCTCGTAATCACGAACACCATTTATTAAATTCTGCATTGTTATTTCTGTATCAGGACTCTCAACTGTAATAATCTGATTGATTTCGTCAAATAATAAACCCATTCCGACCTCCTCAGATTATTATGTTACAATTGTATCTTCAGTTCTAATAGCAGTAATAGTTACCCCACCTGTTACTAATGTAGCTGTAGTTTCAAATGGTAAAATACCATATTTTCTTACTCTTGCTACCAAGTTCTTATCTGCCACATAAATCAGTGATTGAACAATTGATGTTGAAATAGCTTCGTTATCAACATAGGGCACATAAGCTGTATCTGTTGGTCCAACATATTCCTTCGATGTAACTGTATTTAGACCAAAAGTATGGTTTGCATAACCAGAGTATGTGTATCTTTCTTCACTTACTCCAGTGTCAAGAACTCTAATGAAACCAGATGAAGGCGTGTCATTTGGAATTGGAATGGTCACATCAATGTAATTTGCACCAGTTGAAATAGTACCTGACACAGTATATTGTTCCTTATCAATTACAGTTGATGCAGCGCCAATTGATAGAGCAACAAGCACTCTATCTCCAGCAACAACAGACCCTACTGTAATAGGAGCCTGTGTTGGTGGCTGTCTAGTTGTACCAGCACTGTCAATTAGCTGATAGTTTTCAGCATCAGCACCGGCCATGTTGTAAACCCAAATACCACGGGCACCGAAGAGTTTACCACCAGCAAAGCTTCCAAACGGAGCCGACTTTACAGGGGCGTATGTTCCCTCTTCTCCCACAACAACGGTATATTGCTGACCTTCAACAGCATCAATTAGGGATGTTTCACCATCTCTAGTAATATACTTTAGTCTTTCATATACTTGGCTTAGAACTCTACCACCACAGTTAATACTGTAGTCATAGTTCTGGTCGCCAGCACCATCACCGATATCTTCGGTATAAGGTCCAGCAACACTAACTACAACATCAGTCCATGTAGCTACAGTAGCTTCGGCAGTAGTGTTGTTCAAGTCAGAGAACGTAGCCAAAGGCACAGCCTGTCGTCCACCAGGTCCAAGGTCAACCTCGAACCAGTCCCAAAGTGTTCCATCAGCATCTGTCCAGTCACGTTCAAAGATTTGTACGTAACCGGTAAGGACACCTTCTAGGTCATCACCAAGCTCTACTCCAGCTTCTTTAATCAAAATTAGAATATCAATATGTCCAGTGTCCCACCATGCTGGTGTTCCAGTTCCAGACTGTGATAATCTAGTATCATCTCTAGTACCATAGAGAGTTGGTGTACCATACAGGGTACCAAGAGTATATAGGTTAGTCCAAAGGTTATTACCGGTTTCTGAATCACCATTAGCATCGCCATCAGCAGAGCTACCGTCAACGGTCATAGTAGACCCGTCGCCAATAAGAGTTGTACCTCTGACCCACCATTTGGCTTCATCAGCGTCAATCTCTTCTGCATATAACAGTGTGCCCGTTGGTGATGCGTCATCATTAACCACTTTACCAACATCGGTTGGCATAGTTGCTTGAGTAGTAATACCGTCCACAGCCATGATCTGAATTATATTAGTCCAACCAATAGTTGTGATTGCTCCACCCTTCAAAGTTTGAATAGTCATTTCATCAATGAACCAACCATTGATTAGAGAATAGTCTGTAGGAGTCTGAGCACTCATAGGCATGGTATCATCCATTTGACCAAGTTCATCAAATGTATCCATTACTTCAGAATACAGAGCATTTACCGAAAGCATATCTGCTAACGGATGTGGCGGAGTCTCTACACCGTCATATCTTATTACTTTATTTATATAATCAATCGTATAATCATTTACGTCTATAGCCGCCATAATTTATCTCCAAAATTATTGAATTATTGTATCTTCTGCCAAAGTAATTGTAGCTGAAAATCCGGCAGATGTTATTGTTCCGGTACCATTCCTTGGAAAATACCTTGTCGAACCTGTACTAGACTTTCTAACTCTCCAGTAAATTGCTGTATCACTTACAAAGTTGAATGTCTCCGTAGCTATTCCTGTTGATAATGTATCTTCATTCATCAATTCAGTATCACCTGATGTTTGATAAACCGCTACTTGAGCATCCTCGATATTATTTCCATCCTCATCTATAACGTGAATGGTAATGTCAACAGCATTATTTACTGTAGTTGAAGCACTCGTACCATTCATAATGGTTGGAGTATCTCCACCATTAATAATATTTATAGTTACCGAACCACCTGAGTTATTATAGACACACTCATTTCCTGTTGAACCGTCTGTAGAAGCATACCCATCGAAGGTATGCTCATCAAAGGTATATGTTCCTGTGCTACTAATAAGAATAGCATGTCCTGTCCCATCAGAAATAAATTCTAATTCGGCAGTGTTATCCGTTGTTGGATAAAGCATAGCCGATGAAACATTTGAATTTACTATCTTGTTTCCAGTAAATGTAGCAGCTGCTGGAGTAACTAATCCACAAGTAGCAAAAACATTATTTGTTATTGTCTGTCCAGTAGTAAACGTACAAACTCCTGCGTTATCTAGAGTACATCCATCCATGACAAAAGTGTTAATATTTGCACCTGACATATCAAATACAAACTTTTCTGCACCAGCTGACTTTAGGTATGAGCCAGAGAGGTCAATATACGTTGGATTAGTAGTATTTCCCAAAGGCAAAATAGAATAGAAATCAGCATCAACATATTCATTTGAAGGGAAAAGAATAACATCGTTTTCCATTATAAAGTCTATTGTTTCTGTGCCAGTTCCACCAAGCGTAAGCTCTCCTGTTTGCACATAAGCACTGTAGGCTTTTTGGATAACTCCATACTTATAGGTATTGTTATTATCCACCGCATAAATTTGTTCGTAGTCAATATCATCCGTTGCACCAGAAGTAATTATCAATCCAGTTCCATAACGAACTGCATCCCAATAACAGTTGTTGATGTACTCTTTACCCTTACTGATAGCGGCAGTTAGTGTTTTGAAAGCTACTCCGACAGCTATAACATCAGTATTGTCAAATGTTCCTGTTTCCAAGTCTGGAGAAGCACTTGCATCAACACACATCAATTGCCAACCAGTACCATGAGTATCGTTTCCACCAACGTAGAAAGTCGCAAAATTGTTAATATAATCTGCACCACTGTACAAAACAACTCTATATCCACCAAGAGCTTGTGTGTCTACTACGCCAGAGCAAAACATCCATACATAAATATGGTCGCCACCAGACATATCTACAGAAGTAATAGCATAATATTCGGTCGCACTAGTGGTTGCGTTTATCCAGCCAGAAAGTGAACCAGTGCCTTGAACATAAACTCCAGTATCAAGAGCAAACTGTGACATACCACCAGCCCAACCTGTAGTAGAGTCACACATGGAAACGTCGGTCATGTTGGTGGTGCCGTCTACATTGATCGCCATTACTTAATCTCCATCAAATACAAATCAAACTCTAGCTTTCTCATCACTTCTATTAATGCATCCAGTCCATCTAAGTAAGTCTTATCCATTGTTGCTCTTTTTTCTTTACATATATAAGTGATGCAAGTTACAGATTTAAGTTCAAGGGGTAATTTACACCCCTTGCCATCTTCTAAAAAATATTCAGGATAATGTTCCCCTTCAATTTTATATCTAAGGTATCCGTCACTTTCTTTACAGGTATCACAACAATTCCACTTATATTTGCACTCTGAACAAAAGAATAGAGTCCATAGTTTCTTTAGTCTCTCTAGCTGTGCATATTCATGCGTTTCTTTAATCTTTGCACTTTTAATAACTATTGGATGTGGAATAGGTTTTGGATTTATTCCTTCCATCTAGGTCTACGCTCAGGATTTAATCTTTTGAAGTCAGCAAAGGGCCACCACTCAACCCAATTACGAGTATTACCAAGTATCTTAACTTCAACAAAAGTCTCTTCAACGGCTTCACCCGTAATACTATCGGTTGCAGCATGTGAAATCTTTTTTATAGATTCTACATTTCGTTCCTTTCCATTTATGTCGGTTACTATCATGGTAACACCACATCCTCTAAGTTCTTATTATCTGTTTTATAAAGAGGGGTAAGGTCTTGAGTAAATTTGTTATTACATCTTTTACACTTAAGTTGTAACTGATTGTACTCCTCACTGGAGTAATTCAACCAGAGTGTTGCGAGTAACATTTTACATTCGGGACAAAATACATACAGCATTCTTTCACGATAAAATTTTCTCGCCTTACCCCTCAAATCATTAATAGCATCAATGATACTACTTTCTTTACTTTGTTTACGAATTTTTCTTGTGAGTTGGAGGTCAGATGAAATCTTGGATATATCATCCCGTAATCCACTAAGGATACGATTGATCTTTTCAAGTATCTGCACAGATGTAGTGTCTGTCTTCTGTCTTATTACGTATGCAGTCTGCTCCAAGTCATCCAGCTGAAGTTGTGCCAAGGCAAGGGAGCGTAACTGTCCCATGTCATTGATCTTCATGTCTTCCATGTCGTAATCAACGGCAAGTTCGTCTAATTTTTCTTTGACCCTTTTTTCAAGCATCTCTGGAGATACTTCAATTTCGAGGACAATATCATCCCATGCATCTTCGAACTCTTCGTCAGTCATATCACGGTACTGAACTAGATTTCGAATCTTTTTCTTATTTGGCAACACCAACCGCTTTTCACCCATTACCTCTCCTACACATCACAAGTTGACCACCCACAACTGGGGCAGGTTTTACATCTCCCATTCATACTGACAATATCCCCACAATTGGGGCATTGTAATTTTGGGTTTGATAAAATCATTTTCACAACATCGTTTTCCAGTTCTACGACAGCACTAATTCCACCTTCTTCTACAATATTAAATTCAGCTTTTTCCATCTAATCTCTCCATAATTATACCATAAAACCTATGTAAGATGCTGTTTTATGGCTATTTTTCTGCTATTTTCGTCGTTTTTCTGAAAACATCTACGATGTACTGTTAGGTCGAACCTCACAGGTTTCTCCACAGCCAGCATAAATTTCTTCTGATCCTTCCTTACAACCTTTCCACATAATACACAAATTATTTTCTTTTTCTTCTTAGTCATCGTCTATGTAAGCTCTCACATAACGAAACAAAACCTTTGACAGGCGTTCCGTCAAAAGTTTTCTGTCACCAGTTGCTATGAAATTTATTAGTCGATTCAAATCCGTTCTAAGAATCGGAACGAAAAGGACATCGTGTGTAAGCTCACATTCCCGTGCTTTCTCAGGGTCAGTGAAATATTTATCGCAATAAAAGCACTTGTTTTTCTTAGGCATACTACTCTCTTAAGTTTAGGTTATAGGGAAATAAAATGATGGCAATCTAGCCATCGGACTTGACAAGCATATCAAAATCGTGTATAATGTCAGTTAAGTTATCACGTTGAAGACGAAATATTTCTATAACTTGTGAGTCCTGATTAGCGGACTCAGCTACAGTGAGTAACATCTTAACGTGAGATAGCCGACGTTGTAAATATTTTCTGAACAGGTTCAATTTATCATCTGATGTCATCTTATCCTCCGTGTATCTATTATACCACATTTCGGTACTTTTGTCAAGTCTGGACCACATCAATCTTAAAATTGGTACTTGACAAATGGTTAAAAGTGTGGTATAATATATGAGCGAGCAGAGGGTAAATATACTTAATAAGCTTAATTAACGAGGTAAACACACTTAATGAATTTAATTAATAACGATCATGATTTGTTAGAACTAGTACCACTGGTTCAAGAGAGTCGAGTCATGGGACTAGACGTAGAGGCTACAGGTCTGGACCCTTATACAGCAAGGTTGTTATTAGTACAGCTATCAACTGAGAAAGAAATATATATCATAAATGTAGGGAGAGTTAAGAATGAGACTCTCCGTTATTTATTTAGACTGATAAAGGATAGTGATACAGAGGTTGTCGGTCACAATCTTAAGTATGACCTTAAGATGGTATATCATAACTTTTCTATTTTGCTTTCGAATGTGTTTGATACTATGCTAGCTGAAGCGTTTCAGTTATCTGGTGTCAGTAAGAAGTTTCCAAGCTATGCTGGTCTGATAGATAAATATTTCAATGTCAGGCTACCAAAGAATATCCGTATGGAATTCGTGGGAAAGGAAAACTTTGAGTTCACTGAAGA